AGTTAAATCTTTACAAGCAAGTCATCAAAGTGCTAGTAATGTAGATGTTGATGCATATCTGCAAAAGTCTGGTGGATCTAATGTAGAAATAAGTCACGCACAACTTAATAAGAGTTTTACTAATATGATTAGTGATACTCTAGCTATGGAAGCATCTGATGTTCTTAAAGTACAAGCAGATACAGCAAATCAAATTACTGGTGTTGTAAGCTATGCTTTGATAGATAGATCTCAAGAAAATGGCTAGACAAAAATTTACGCACTTTGTCCCAAGACCAAAACCTAGGAAGCGTCCTGGACGCCATAAGAAATCGCTTTCAAAATCAGAAAAAAGAGATTATAAGAAATACAACAGACAAGGACGTTAAATATGAGTGAATTACCAAAAATACCTGCAGAAGCTAGAGAAATTATTAAAAATAAAAGAACTGGTAAGGTGTATGCATCTAAAGATGAATTTCAAGCTGATGTATTAGATCCGAATACAGATACTGTTGCTGAAGATTTTAGACAAGATTTAGAAATCAAAGTAACTAAAATACCAATGGGTATTAAAACAAAAAAATAATGGAACCTAGAGGTGCAACTGAAATACAGCACGAGCTGTTAAAAAAATATGTTAGTAAAGAACTATTGGACCAAGTACAGATATGTACTTCAATACCGGGCAAAGTACCGTTAGACCCAAACAAAATAAATATACTTTGGCAAAAAAATTCTTGGGATCAACCTAATTTACAAGAATTTTTCTCTAACAAAGAAAGACATAAAGAATATGATTGGTATTATGAAAAATTTAGATATTTTTTTGATATACCTTGCAAAAAATCTATAGTCATAAAAAATGGTATTAATTTTTTTCCTCAAAGAAAAGTTTACAAAAAAGGTGAACCTATAAAAATAATACACCATTGCACACCTTGGAGAGGTTTAAATGTTTTACTTAGAGCAATGCAAGAAATTCAAGACCCAAACATTACTTTAGACGTTTACTCATCTACGCAAGTATATGGTGATTATTTTAAAAAACATAATGATGATCAATTTAAACCTTTATACGAACAAGCAAACTCTTTAACAAACGTCAATTATATAGGGTATAAACCTAACGAGTTTATAAGAGATATAATGCCTAAATATGATATGTTTGTTTATCCAAGCACTTTTGAAGAAACATCATGCGTATCTGCTTTAGAAGCACTAGCTTCTGGTGTTCATGTGATAACAAATAATTTTGGTGCTTTGTATGAAACATGTGCTGAGTGGCCAGTTTATGTAAATTACAATAATGATTTAGAAACAATGGCTATTAGTTATGAAAACATAAAAAATGCTATTAATGATAATACTAAAGCTATTGTGTTAGTACATGCTTTAGGTTTTAATGGTATCAATGATAAAATAATTAAATTAGCAAAAGAACATGATTTAT